TGGTGTTCCGTAAAAGCAACTTATCATGAAAATCCTCGAGTATCTGAATCAGATATTATAGAAGCGAAAAAAACAATGTCAGAAGCTGAATTTGCCCAGGAATACATGGCAGACTTTAATGTTTATGAAGGACAAGTCTGGGCATTTAATCATGAATCTTGTTTAGCAGATTTATCTCAATTAGATACTACTGGCATGGATATTTTTGCAGGTCTTGACGTAGGTTACAAAGACCCTACTGCATTTTGTGTATTTGCATATGATTGGGACAAACGAAAATATTACTTAGTAGATGAGTATATGGATTCAGAAAAGACTACAGAACAACATGCTTTACACATTCAAAAATTAATTCAAAAATGGGATATTGATTATATTTACATTGATTCTGCAGCTCAACAAACAAGATACGACTTTGCACAAAACTATGATATTACTACTATCAATGCTAAAAAATCAGTACTTGATGGCATAGGTCATGTTGGAGGAATAGTGGATAATGATGACCTTATAGTTAATCAAACTTGCAAAGAAGCCATATCATCATTAGACCAATATCAATGGGACCCTAACCCTAATTTATTAAAAGAAAAACCAAAGCATAATATGGCATCCCATATGGCTGATGCTATGCGATATGCGTTATATACATTTGAAACATCAGCCACAACGTTTTAGTAAGACCTGCAAAAAACAGTTCTTGACATTTGCTGTATGTTTTTGGTATAATTCTAATTAAGAGTAGAAATATGAATTTCAAAAGAGATTTAGTTAAATACGTAAGAGATAAAGCGAAATCACAATATAAAAAATCAAGCGATTGTTATATCTGTGGAAGTACCGAACAGTTAGATTTTCATCACTATTACGGGCTTACAGAACTACTAGAAACTTGGATAAAAAAGAAAAAATTAATTATTAAAAACGAGCAAGAAATACTAGAGATTCGACAAGCCTTTATTGATGAACACTACGAAGAACTTTACGAAGACACAGTCACACTCTGCCATAGTCACCATATGAAGTTACATTCAGTTTATGGAAAACGACCCAAGTTGATACACGCAGAGAAACAAAAAAGATGGGTCGAAAAGCAGAGAGACAAATATGGCATGGTATGACAGATTATTAGGCAGAACTCCAGAAGTTGATGAAAAACTGAATCCTGCTCAATATGTAATATCCCGAAATGAGGGTATGACTATTGATTCACGGGAAATAGTCACCAACTATAGAAATGCCTATGAACAGCTAGAAATCGTTAATAGAGCAGTTAATATGATTGTTGATGATGTTGCTGAAATTCCTTTTTCTGTCGGTGAAAAGATTGTAGGTACTACAAACGTTCTTAAAAATATTCGTAGATCAAAAGTAGATTTATTACTAAATAAAGAACCAAACCCTTTTCAAGATATAAATGCTTTTAAAAGAAACTTAATTATTGATTTACTTATAGATGGAAACATCTTTATTTATTTTGATGGAGCGCACTTATATCACTTACCAGCAGATAAAGTAACAATTTATACGGATGATAAAACTTACGTAGAAAGATATTCATACGATAACTCAATAGATTATAGCCCTGATGAGATTATTCATGTAAAAGAAAATAGTTTCAATTCAATTTATAGAGGAGTACCTAGACTCAAGCCAGCTTTCAGAACTATGCAGTTACTTGGAAGCATGAGAGATTTTCAAGATAACTTCTTTAAAAATGGAGCAGTTCCAGGATTAGTACTAAAGTCACCAAATACTCTTTCTGAAAAAATAAAAGAGAGAATGCTACAGGCTTGGGTCGCTAGATATAATCCTAAGTCAGGAGGTAGAAGACCTCTTTTCTTAGACGGCGGACTTGAAGTAGAAAATTTAACAGAAATTAATTTTAAAGATTTAGATTTCCAAGAAGGAATCAAATCAAATGAAAAAATTATACTCGAAGCTATGGGAATACCACCAATTTTATTAGACGGTGGAAATAATGCAAATATAAGACCAAACCATAGACTTTACTACTTAGAAACAGTGTTACCTATAGTTAAAAAATTAGGATATGCACTTGAAAGATTTTTCGGTTTTTTACTATCTGAAGATGTAACAGGAATTCCTGCTTTACAGCCAGAGTTGAGAGACCAAGCGGCTTATTACGCAACTCTTGTAAATACAGGCATATTAAGTGCCAATGAAGCTAGAGTAGCCTTAGGCAAAGACCCAGTAGAAGGATTTGACGAGCCAAGAATACCTGCAAATATAGCAGGTTCAGCAGCAAGTCCTGAACAAGGCGGTAGACCTGCAGAGGCTGCCCCAAGCGAGGAAGAATAATATGACTAAAGATATGATGATAAAAGCACTTTCCGATTTTATGACTAAAAAAGGTGGTGTTATGACTTTAGCTGAATACAAAGCAGAAGGCAATGATGTTCCAGTTAAAGACTATTTACTCAGAAGAGCTTTTGGTTCTTGGAGTAGAGTACTTAGCGTAGTAACAAAAAGATACCCAGTTGTTATTAAAGAAGTTACTAAAAAAGTAACTCCTAAAAAAGTAACTACTAAGAAAACAGTAGTAAAGAAAGTGGAGAAGAAAGATGTCAAATAAAATTTATCACTGGACAAGCACTTTTAAATCTTTAGGGGATACTGACGATGGCGGTGTTGAAATTAAAGGTTCTGCAAGTACTAATGGACTTGATAGAGCTGGAGATATTATTGAAAGTGGTGCATGGACAAAAGGCGGATTAGAAAATTTCAAAAATAATCCAATTATTCTGTTCAATCATAACTACGATAGACCAATCGGTCGAGCAAAAGATTTACAAGTTACAGACAACGGTTTAGAGATATCTGCAAAGATATCTAAAGCTGCAGGTGATGTAACTCAATTAATTAAAGACGGTGTCCTTGGAGCTTTTTCTGTTGGTTTCAAAGTCAAGGATGCTGATTATATGACTGAAACCGACGGATATAAAATAAAGGACGCTGAACTTTTTGAAGTCTCAGTAGTATCAGTACCTTGCAATCAAGGGGCAACTTTTGGACTAAGCAAGTCATTCGATAGTATGGAAGAATACAACAAGTATAAGCAAACTTTTTATAAGGCTAACCCAGCAGAATCAGCAGACGCTGTTAATGTTGAGCAGCCAAGACGGGAGGAATCCCATAACATGGAGACAAATATGTCAAAAGAAAATAAATCTCCTGAAAGCAACTCAGAGTTCAATCTGGAAGAATTTGCTAAAAAAGTAGCTGCAGATACAGCTGCTGAAATTGCAATGAAACAGGCTGAGCAAAAAGCTGCTGAACAGAAGGCTGCTGAAGAAGCTGCTCAAAAGGCTGCTGAAGAAGCTGAAGTTCAAAAAGCTGCTGAAAAAGCAGATCAGGAAAAAACTAAAACTATAGTTGAAGCAGGTCTAACAGGCGCTGAGAAACTTATGAATGATGTTGAGTCAAGAGTTAAAGAAGACTACTCTAATTTAGAGCAAGTCGTTAAGTCTTTAGAATCTCAATTAGCTGAGAAATCAGAAGAAATCATGAATATGAGAGAGTCAAAAAGACATTTCTCAGACAGACAAGGTCAAGGCGACTGGAAAAAAGCTTTTGAAAAAGACATCATTGATGCAAAATTTGCTGGTTTAGCTACTGGTAAAGGTTGGAACAGTGATATGTCCAAAAGCTTAATGGAAAAAGTTAATGCACATAGTGGCGTTGGCGTTTCATCAGCTGACTTTGAGCAAGTTGTTTCAACAAACATCGAAAGAGATATTCAAAATGAATTAGTCTTGGCTCCTCTATTTAGAGAAATCCCAATGACTTCTGCTAATATGATTATCCCAATTCTACCAGATGCAGGTTATGCTGAATTTACAAGTAACCAAGTAGCTACTGGAAGTTCACCACACGGTAACTTAGCTCAAAGAGGCGACTCTTATGGCGCACCATATGGTGGAGTTGATTTAACAGAAAGAACTCTTTCAACTGTTAAATTAATATCACAATCATACTTAGGTAATGAAACTGAAGAAGATGCAATCTTACCAATTCTTCCTTTAATTAGAGAGTCTATGGTTAGATCACACGCAAGAGGTATCGAGAATGCTATTCTAGCTGGTAATCACGATAATGGTGTTTACACATCTGGCGCATTCGAAGGTCTATTAGCAGCTGCTGATAGTGACAACCACGAAACTTCTGACGGTGCTTCTGGTTTCGCAGCAACTGATGCAGTTACTGCAGCTGACCTATTAGGCATGAGAAAGAATATGGGCAAATACGGTGTTAATCCTTCAGACGTAGTTTATGTCGTGTCACAAGACGTGTATTATAACCTACTAGAAGATGCTGAATTCCAAGATGCTAACTTAGTTGGCGACATGGCTACTAAGCTAAGTGGCGAAATTGGTCAAGTATTCGGTTCAAGAGTACTACTATGTGACGAATTCGCAACTAAAGCAGCTGGTATCTATGGTGCTGTTGCAGTCTACCCAAGAAACTATGTAATGCCAAGATTAAGAGGCGTTACTATTGAGTCAGACTACGAAGTAGCTAACCAAAGAAGAGTATTAGTAGCTTCACAAAGACTAGGCTTCACCGATTTAATCGATGGTGCTACATCTAAGTGGGCATTTGCGTACAAAGGAGCTTAATATTAGGCTTATGGTTTTGGTGGGTTGCCTTAAACCCACCACTTTTTAATTATGGCAGACTTAATAACAGTACAGGAATATAAAAATGCAGAAGGCATAAATGGTCAGAAAGAAGACCAACGCCTTGATATTATAGTTCCACAAGTCAGCGACCTTGCAAAAAAGTATTGTGGTACATCATTTATTGATTACTACTCTTCAGCTAAGACTGAAACTTTTACAATCAGGGATAAATATACTACTACTGTTATTGTAAGTGAGAGCCCATTGGTAACTGTAAATTCTGTGAAAGAAAGAACAGGGTATGGAGAAGATTACCAAACTCTATCTACAAGTGATTATGAATATTACGTAGATACAGCCAGCGACGCGATTATTCGTACGAATCAATCGGGTGGTGAAAAATACTGGGCAAGTGGTGTTGGAAGTGTACAAATAGAATACACAGCAGGATATGCGTCAACACCAGCAGACTTGAAATTAGCATTATTTGATTTAGTAACATATTATTTAAAAGACGAACACAAGGAAAGAAGAACAATAGCAGGTGCTACGCTACAGAATCAAGGAACATCTGGAGTAAGAGACAATACGGACTTTCCAGACCATATAAAAAGAGTACTTGATTTATATAGAGTTATTATCTAATGGCTTTAAAGTATTGGGAAAACCTTATAGATAGAGCCCATCTTAAAGCAAGAGGACAAAGAGACTTATATAATCAAACTTATGTACATGAGTTTCAGTTAGATACAAAGTGGACATATGATGCAATAAAAGCTTTTATACACGATGAAGAGCCTAATTTTGACCCAGCTCCTGCAGATATAAATAAATTTGTAGATTTCTTTCATAGAACTATATCGAAGTCAAGAGTTAAGAAAAATCTTGTAGATAAGGATTTTAAAGCTGGAGCATACTATGCAAACTTAAAATCAGATATGACTGGAAGTAAAAGACAGCAAGGAGTAATACTAGAAGCAACATATTACAACTTAGTTACTAATCCAGGAAATACAGGTCTTAATAGAATAGCAGATGTTAGACAACAGACAGAAAAAAGAATTAGAAAGTTTTTAAAAAATAAAATAGGGCATAACTCTCCAAAAGTAGGAGGGAACAAATATAAGAACTATTTAGGAGACCACTTACAGTTTGCACATGGAGAAGGTATAAATACTCCTAATACAACAGTGAGTGGAATATCTTTAGCACATACTGCTTTAGATGATATGAATTCTCGAAAAGCTGGAAACGATTTATTAAAAAGAGGAATACTTCAGCCAGGACTTATACAAAAAGCTTCTGTTACTGCCTTAAAAGATTTACTTTATACAGATTTTGAAATAGATATTAACTTAGATGCGAGTACACGAGGCGATAAGTGTAGTTTTAAAGATGAGTTTACAATATACGGTGCTATGAAGATTCAAGACGAACATTTTGCAAGTCGTTATGATATGGATAGTAGCACAAAAAGTGGAGTAGGAAAAAGATACCTAGAAGCAGTTAAAGGTGCTTTAAATAAGGAACTTTCAAAAGGTATGATTACTAAAGGAGATTATGAAAGTAGTCCCAAAGGTAAAAAAAGAATGAAGGCACAAACTACAAAACAAGTTGTGACTTCTATGAAAAAGAAATTAAAAAGTACTCCAGGTATGGTAGTTTTAGGACACGATGCACTAGCTGATTATAAAAAGAAAACAAGAAAATCAGTAAAAACAAAAAAGACTAAACCAAAAGTTGGTAAACAAACTGGAACAAGAGCAAAAACAAAAAATAGAAGAACTAAAGTAGCAGCAGGCCCAAATCCTATAGCATTAAAAGAGTTAATAAATGCAGCACTACCTAAAGAAATTCTAGAGAGAATGAATCCTCCAGCACTAAGAAACAGAACAGGAAGATTTAGAAGGTCAGCACAAGTAACAAATGTACTTGTAGGCCCAAGAGGTGGAGTAGAGGCAGAATATACATATATGAAAATGCCTTACCAAACCTTTGAGCCAGGATATGCACAGGGAAGTACTTATAGAGATCCTAGAAAAATTATTGGTGAGTCTATAAGAGAAATAGCCCAAAAATTAACAGGAAACAGATTTATAAAAGTTAGGAGAACATAATGGCAACAAGAGACTATACTACAAGAAGAAGTGCTATAGTTGATGCATTTGTTCAAAAATTACTTACTATAGATGGAACAGGAAAATTTTTAAGTTCTGTTTCAAACGTAGAACCCAGATTAAAATTTTGGGATGAGATTGAGGAGTTTCCTGCAATACACGTAAATGCAGGAAGCGAAACAAGAGAATATTTAGGGGCAGGAGAGAAGTTTAGATTTTTAACTTTAACTTTTCGTTGCTACGTAAATGAAGACGACCCAGTCGAAGCATTGGAAAGATTAATGGAAGATGTAGAGACTGTGTTAGAAACCAATAACCCAATAACATATACTGATAATTTAGGAAAAGTACAAAGTACTATCCAAACAACAATACTCAGTATTGACACGGACGAAGGTGTACTTGACCCTTTTGGAATAGGCGAAATAATTACTACAGTCCAATACTAGAAAACAGCCACGGCAAACTAAAGTTTAGCCAAAGCTCTTTTCATTAAAATAGGAGATTAAAATGGCAGATACATTTTATTTTAGTCGAGATACCAAAGTTCATCTGACAGACTCACAGAGTGCAGTATATAATATACCAGTTTTAGATGGATTTAGTTTTTCTCAGGCGACAAACACAACTGAGGTAACTCTTAATGAAATGGCTACAGCGGCAGGTGTAAGTAGAAGAGCAAGACAAATGTTTACTGATTCTTATGCACCAGCAGAGTGGTCTTTTTCAACATATATTAGACCTTTTACCTCTGGCGGCGGTGGAACAGGTGGTGAGCATGGTTCAGCTTTTTCTCATGTAGTAGAAGAAGCTTTATGGAATGCTTTATCAGGTTCAGCAGCAGTTGGTCAATCAGGAGCAGGTTTTTCTGCACCAGATGCAAATGGAGCAGATTTAGTTTTTACAAATTCTAATAAAACAACTTTAGATACTTTTACACTTACATTTGAAATGGGTAGTGGAAAATCAAATCCTACTATTTATCAAATTGCAGACTGTGTAGTAAATGAAGTTTCAATTGATTTTGACATTGATGGAATTGCTACAGCAAACTGGTCTGGTTTTGGTCAGATTATTACTGAAGCATCTTCAATGCCAACAGCAACAATTTATGAAGGAACAGCAGCAGCTGATACAAATAACTTTATTAGAAATAGATTAACAGACTTAACTGTAGAGGCA